GCCTACACCTTAGCCTCCCAGTCCAACGGCAAGAAATACCACATCGGCTTTCGCGGTAACAAGCTTTATGTGACGGAGAAAGCCCCCAATGACAGAACCCTGATCATTCAGGGTAAATCCAACCTGATTGAGGCCAGTGTCACCGAGAGCGTGGCGGATATGGTGAACGCTGTGGCCATTTATGACGCCAACGGAAATTATGTGCGGTCGGTGGAAAACGGTGAATGGATAAAGCTGTATGGCCGGATGCAGGATGCTGTAAAGCAGACCAATGATGATGACAAAGCGGCGGAGGCGGAGCGGCTCTTGTCTGAGGGTGGCCCCACCCAAAAGATCACCATAGATAACCTGGGGAATATCGCCAATATCACAGGGGGAACGGTGGTGGTCCGGGAACCTTATACCGGGCTGTATGGGTTGTTCTATATTGATTCCGATATCCACGAATGGAAACGGGGCCAGTATTACAACAAGCTTACCCTCAACTTTAAGGCCCTGATGAATGAGAAGGAGGCCGGCAGCCTGCCCAATGCCGACGGCAGCAAAACCGGCGGCAGTGCTAACAGCGGCACCGGGTGGGATTGGCTGACTAAGGTGAGTGATGTGTAAGGAGGCGGATAAATGGAAGATAACCCCTATAGCGCATTCTGGAATGTGGTTAGGGCGGACAGCGCCGAGCGGGCTAGCCCTTCCTGGCTGTTGGGCAAGGTGATCACCGTCCAGCCGTTGGTGGTCCAGTGCGGCGAACAAAACCTCTCCGGCAGTGACCTGCTCTGTAATATTCAACTGCTAAAGCATGACCGGGACCTTAAACAGCGGAACATCACCGGGGAGCTGATAGAACCTCCCCCCATAGGTGTGGTGGACGGCACATTGGATTCCACAGCCACCCATGACCACCTCCTGGAGTCTGGGGACCAGGTGGCCATGCTCATGAGCGGGGACGGCCAGCACTTTGTGGTCCTCTGTAAGGTGGTGGCCGTATGAGCTTATTCCCCATCATTCAACCACAGTTGGAAGAAATCAGCACCACACTGCCCCTGTATAAGGAGGCGGCTTGGGATTTCGTCAATGGGAAGCCCCTCTTCAACAAGGGCGAGCCGGTGATCGTGACCGGACGGGAGGCCATCAAGACATGGGTATATAAAGCCTTGCTGACAGCCAGGGCCAAGCATGAAATCTACTCCCACGATTTTGGCAGCGAGGTCCAAAGCCTCATAGGGCAAAACTACTCGGTGGCCACCAAAAAGGCGGAGGTCATCCGGTATTGCCGTGAGGCCATTGAGATCAACCCCTACATCACGGATGTAGGGAACTTTGAAGTCTCTTTCAGTGACGGAGATCTACAGGTGTCCTTTGAGGTCCAGACCGTTTATGGAGGCTTTTCATTCAATCATTTAGAGTTAAGGGGGTGACAATGGTGTATGAAGATCAAACCCCGGAGGCCATCAAGCGGCGCATCCTGTCCAACCTCACCAGGATGGATACCCGTGAGGGCAGCTTTGCCGACGACATGAGCGGGCCCTTGGCCTTGGAGATCAGCAAAATGTATCAAGCCCTGGACGCTGTGCGCTACATGGTTTGGGTGGATGAAACCAGCGGGGAATACCTGGACTTGGCTGCGGAGGACTTGGGGATGGAGCCCCGGAAACCGGGCGCAAAAGCGGAGGCGGTCTTGGAGGTGTCCGGCAAGGGGGGCTATGTCATCCCTGCCGGGGCCTCCTTTTTCACGGCGGAGCCCCTCTACTTTGAACTAACTGAAGCTGTCACTATCCCGGAAAGCGGCATAACCCATATTGTGGTCACCGCCCGGGAGGTAGGCAGCCGGTACAATGTGGAGGCGGGAACCATCCGCACAGCCATCAACTGTGATGTGCGCCTGGAATCGGTGACCAACCCCGATCCGGCTGAGGGCGGCGCTGATTTGGAAAGTGATCAGAGCCTCTACGCCCGGATTGTGGCCTACCGGCAGCGCCCAGGCACCAGCGGCAACGAGGCCCACTATGAGGAATGGGCCCGTGAGGTGGACGGGGTTGGGGTGTCCAAGGCCCAAGGCCTGTGGAATGGCCCCGGCACCGTCAAGGTGCTGATTGCCGATGAAAACAGCCAGCCGGTGGACAATGCCATTGTGGAGGCCTGCGCCGCCCATATTGAGAAAAAGCGGCCCATAGGGCCGGAGGTCACCGTTATGAGCGCCCAGCCTTATTTGGTGGACATCTCCGCAAAGCTGCGGCTTAAATCCGGTTATGACTTGGAAGAGGTGGCGAAGGCGTTTAAAAAGAACCTGGCGGAGTATTTTACCTCCATATCTTTGATACGCTTCAACCTTCTGTATAACAGGATCGGAGCGCAGCTGATCGCCACCTCCGGTGTCATTGATTATGAGGATTTGCAGGTGAATGGACAGGGCGGAAACCTGGCGCTTTCCAGTGACCAAGTCCCTGTGGTGGGCGGGGTGGTATTTACATGAGCCGGTTCTTACAGGAGCTTCCCTACCTTGTCTACCACGATGAGCCCCATGTAGCGGACTGGATGGAGCCGCTTTACCATGAAATGCTTCTTCTGTGGGCGGCCCAGGACGACCTATATTTGCAGCTCCGGCCCTCCACATCCACCTGGGGAATGAAGGAGTATGAGCGGGAGTATGCCATTACTCCCACTCCCTCCCCAAAAAACAAGGCTGTGCGGCTGTCCAATTGGCGCGTCAAGCGCCGTGGCCGCGGCACCTCCACAGAGGAACTGATCCGGTCCATAGCGGAGGAAATCAGCGGCCGGCCGGTGGAAATTGTGGTGGCATCCAGTGAGTATATATTTTATTTAAAGCTTGCCGATATAGGGGGTATCCCGGATTATCTGCCGGACCTGATGGCAATCATCCGGGAGATCAGGCCGGCGCATCTGGGCATTTACTACCGGGTACCGGTAAACACCCCCGGCACGGTCTACACCGCCGGGCGGAACCACCAGCTGATCACCGGGGTAATCCCGTTGCCGGAGGTGGCAAGGCCGGAAACGCCCGTCAATGTCGTGGAAGCCTTTGGCCGGAACCACCAATTGATCAGAGAACAGATAGGAGGACCAGAGAATGTCGAATAAGCATGTGACAACCCAAAAGGGCCTCGCTCTCCTTGCCAAGCAGCAAGCGGGTGGGGCCCTCCCCAATATAACCCGCGTGGTGGCCGGAGCCGGGTATATAGATCCCGCTTTATTGGACCAGCAGACAGAGGTGTTGGAGCCCATAGCCGAGATGGAGGTGGGAAACCGCCAGTTGGTGGACGGCAAGATCGTCCGGCTGCCTGTCCAGCTCAGCAACATGCACCTGACGGACACCGCCATGATCCGCCAGGTCGGCGTCTACAGCCAGGACCCAGACGAGGGGGAAATCCTGTATCAGATCGTACAATATGAGTACCCGGTGCCCCTCCCCACCTATGCCGCCAACAACGGCGGGGTGATTCTCTTTGAGCCGGAGCTTGACCTGATGTTCTCCAATGGGGAGCTGGCGGAGATACCATCTACCCCGGAATTTTTGGTGACCAGGGAACGGTTGCAGCAGGAGATTGCCCCTGTCTGGACCGGGTTGAATAACAAGGTGGAAAAGTCTGAGGGGTGGAAACAATTTGGCATTGAATACGTTAACGGCATTTCTGCTGCGCATGGTGACCCGCTTCGATACTATGTGCAAGGCAATGTCGTTGTCATAGGCGGGTCTGTTTCCATTGTTACCTCGACCTTGAACAATTTTACCGCTATTGCGGACTTAACAGTTCCCTTTCAATTATCGGAAAGCATTTTGATAAACTGTACTGGAGCAATACGTGGTGCGTCTGGCGCTTATCAAGATCACCAAAGAGCACTCCGTTTGCAGACAAAAGATGGCTCAATATTTCCTACGAACGAACTAACGCTGGTGGCTACCCGCCCCATATCCAATGATTATTCGGGACCAAACGGGGCCACTACGCCATATAACTTTGTCATTTCTGGCGTTGGGGCATGGCCAGTACAATTATAAATGGAAGGTGTGTTTACTGTGTTGGAAAGATGCGTAATTGACAGCGAAGGCTTGTATATCACATCAGTGCCCATAAACATACAGGAGGTTAACGGGGCCCTTAGGGAAACCACCTATGCCTATGATATGAGGCCGGGGGATACCCTGCTTGACGTACCTCCCCCTTCTGACACGGCCATACCCCAGAGATGGAATGGAGTCGGCTGGGAGGTGGATGGAGATTGGGAAGTCCCCCTGGAAATGGTGGAGCAGTTACGTACAAATAAGCTCCAGATGGTCAATAGTGACACCCAGAAGGCGATTCACGCGGGGATTGATGTGGAAACATCAAAGGGCCAGGAGCATTTTTCCCTGACAGGGGAGGACCAAACCAATATACAAAACCTGACGCTCCAAATTCAGGCGGGGCAATCGAACGCCCTGTACCATGCGGACGGAGAGCTCTGCCGGCCCTTCTCCGCCAATGAGGTTATGGCCCTCGCCACAGCCGCTACAGCCCACAAGACCTTCCATCTCACTTACTACAACCACCTGCGCCAGTATATAAAGGGTATTGAGGATTACGACGAATTAGCGGCGGTGCAATACGGTATGGAGCTGCCGCCGGAGCTTGCGGCCAGCATGGCTGCGCTATTGGGGGTGTAGTCTATGAGCCGATGGCAGAAATGGGGAAGATTGCTTGTTTTATGGTTCATCATAGGCGAGCAGTATTTTGTCCTTGAAGCAGTTTACCGGGCGTTCAAGGGAGAACGGGCGCACATAGCCATGCTTGCCGTGGGAGGTTTATGCGGCGTCCTGATCGGCGCGGTGAACCAACATCCCATATTCTACAAGCTGCCGGTTTTGGTGCAATCAATCATTGGTGTGGTTATCGTGCTGGTGGTGGAGTTTTGTTCCGGTATTGTGCTGAATGTACTTTTGGGACTGGGTATTTGGGATTACTCAAATCTATGGGGGAACCTGTACGGCCAAATCTGTATACAGTTTGCGTTTATTTGGCTATTGCTTATGCCTCTGGCTATCTGGCTGGAGGATGCTTTGCGCTGGGGATTTGGTTGGAATGGACGGGCCTACAAGCTGTCGAGCATCTATATTGAGTTTTTTACATTGAGAAAGGCTACTGTATATTAA